AAAGGGCAAGCATCCTTGTGCGCGTCATCCAGAAACTGGTAAATATCTTCTATTGACAAGACATGCTGCTGGTTTTGTCTCAATGATAACTGGTATCCCAGACGCAATAAACTTCCCAGAATTTTATTCAGATCCAAATGATCCAACCACATGGGACGGAACACCAACTCCCGAACTTACTGTTTGGACTGGTTGGGCACCAGACTCAACATATGTGAAACCGGGCGTTATTGGTACTGATCTCGAAGCAACTTCACTGACTGATCAGTCTGCTCCTTATGTTGATACTCAATATGCTTCGCATCTGGAAGGATTGCCCGTATTCTCCGGTCTAATCAAAAATGCAATACTAGCACAAGATATCAATGGTGCTGGTTCCGCCCCCGGTCAATTTGGAAACCAACTCTACGCAATTATGCCAGAAACATACTCCGCAAGAGCGCAATATGATGGTGTACGAGGTGGTAATGCTGGTATTGCCAGAATCAAACAGGGTTCTTTCAAATATCTTCCCGGACACCCACATTACTATGTCAACAACAGCAAAACAAGAGCAGGAAGACTGGATGTAACCCTTCGTTTCCCCGGTGCGCCTACCCTTCTTCAAGATCAGGCCGATCTCACGTTCAATACAGCAACCAATCTCAGACGGGGTAAGGTCACTTCGATATACATGACATTCGAAGAGGGTGGTTATGGTGTGGCAAGAGGCGATATAAATTATCTTTATCGTTTCCCATACTATAATCGTCAAGCGACACTTGGTCAGAGCGAGATGGAATTGGTAGATGAAGAAGGTGTTAGTTTCTACACCTCAAATAGACAATGCAGACTACCACTCATGTTTGCAGGTACTTTCCATGTAGATAACGCTCTAGGTGAAGGTGCTGGAATACCATTCGGTGTTCCAGACGATGGAGATGGTATCGGTACAATCATCGAAGACAACAACTCATTCAACAGAAACTTCACAGGACAGAGTGGAAATGAAGTAGCAAGTCTAACTGAAGGTTGGAGATATGCAAATCTTTTCGAACAGCAACTCCCATATTCGAGTTCTTACGCTGATAGATTTGATGTCTCGAATGATCTGCTTCATGCTGTTGTCTATGACAGAACTGGTGACATTACAGGTACTGTTGGCACTGTTCTTGAACGATTCTCAGGACTCTCGAAGGCATCTAATGCCAAGAAGTTCGACGGGTCTAATAACTACTTCAAGAATGTTATCAACGAGAACTCCAAATGGGTTTATGTCGGTAGCAACCCCGAAACAGATAATAACGGTTTGCTACTTGGAACCGAAATTAGTTCTGCTGTAGAAGATTCCGCCTTCTCATCAATCGGTTCGGTTGATTATAACCTATTCGGCGGTGCTGATGTTGTACCTGCCGGTGGTGATTTCTACACAGATGGATACGATCAGTTTGCTGACCCACAAACAGTGGATATATCACTGATTCTGGGTGGTCCACTCGAAGGTATCCAAGCGAAGCAGTTGGTTGAAATGTGTGATGCGAGAAAGGATGCAGTTGCATTCATCTCGCCAGCAAAGAATTGTGTTCTGACAGGTAGCAATTCACCAAAATCAAGTGCAGTTGCAACTGCCAATATTATTGGTTACAGAACTGGTGTGAATGCAACATCGTTCGGTGGAGATACCGATTACAGCAGCAACAATGTGAATGTTTCTTCTTCCTATGGATTCCTTGATTCTGGTTGGAAGTATATGTACGATCGCTACAACGATATCTTCCGTTTCGTTCCACTAAACGGTGATATGGGTGGACTTGCTGCAAGATCCGATGATATTGCAGAACCTTGGTTCTCACCAGCAGGTTTCAACCGTGGTCAAGTTCGTAATGTCGTGAAACTCGCATTCAACCCAGTTCAGACACAGAGAGATAATCTCTACTCAAGTCAGGTCAACTCTGTTTGTTCGTTCCCCGGTGAGGGCACAGTCCTCTTCGGTGACAAGACAATGCAGAGCAAACCAAGCGCGTTTGACAGACTCAATGTTCGTAGACTCTTCATCGTCATTGAGAAGGCAATCGCAACTGCATCGAAGTTCCAACTCTTCGAACAGAATGACGCATTTACCCGTGCATCGTTCAGACAGTTGATTGAACCATTCCTCCGTGATGTTCAATCAAGAAGAGGTATTCAAGACTTCAAGGTTGTCTGTGACGAGTCAAACAACACAGGTGAAGTCATTGATAGAAATGAGTTTGTCGCTGATATCTTCATCAAACCAACTCGCTCGATCAACTACATCACCCTGAACTTTGTCGCAACTAGAACCGACATTGACTTCGATGAAATTGGTGGATCTGTGTGATTCGTTATAGATATACAAGGAGAAATTACACATGAACATCGAACGATTCAAGTCAGCACTAAACACAGGAGGCGTTCGTCCCGCATTCTTCCGCGTTCAGGGAAGAATCGGGCGAACCTCCCTGCCTGATAAAGTCGGTTTCTTGGTCAAGGCAGCATCTCTTCCCAACACAGAGTTGGGAGAGATCGTTGTCGATTATCGTGGCAGATCGTTGAAACTCCCCGGTCGTCGTACATACGGCGACTGGGATATCACCATTCTTTCTGATGGTGAATTTGAATTGAGAAATGCGTTCGAAAGATGGGCGAATGACCTCAACTCTGCGGTCGGTAACATCGCCACCGAAGAACACAATCTCAACAATGTATTGTTCCCAAACTGGTCGCTCGACCAACTCAACCGCAAGGGGGAACCAATCAAAACCTACACTATGTTCCACTGTTGGCCAAAGACAGTTTCGCCAATTGAAGTTTCTTATGATAATGAAGCGTTGGCAGAATTTACCGTGACTCTTACTTACTCGTACTTCCTCACTAATGATGGTACTGACGAGAGAGTTCCTCTCGGTGATGCTGCCTTCCCCGGTGAGTGATTCTAACGAGAGGTAAGTTATGCCGATTGACCTATTTGGTTTTTCCATTGGACGCAAAAGACCTTCACCTACCCTTGATCCTAATCAAAACGTCAAGGAGGTGAAGTCTTTTGTACCCCCAATGATTGATGATGCCGGTTATATTGATGCCGGTGGTTATTATGGTGCATATTTAGATTTCGAAGGCATTTTCAAGACAGAAAGTGACTACATCTCCAAGTATCGAGAGATGGCGATGCACCCAGAAGTTGAAAGTGCAGTCGAAGATATTTGTAATGAAGCAGTTGTTTACGATGATAGAAAAAAGTCTGTCAGTATTATTTTAGACAACGTACGGGTATCAGACCAAATCAAAAGACAAGTATCTGATCAGTTCGAGCATCTGATGAGACTTCTTGACTTCTCAAACAAAGGTTACGAGATTTTCCGCAGATGGTTCATAGATGGTAAGGGTTATTACCACATCATCATAGACAAAGAAAATCCCAAAAAGGGTATTGTTGAACTAAGAACAATTGACGCGAGAAAAATCAAAAAGATGGTCGAAGTCGTCAAAGAGACGGACGAAAAGACCAAAACCAAATTCATCAAAGAAGTTCGAGAATACTATATTTACAGAGAGAAACCCGGTGAAACAACTGGACTGAAACTCTCACCAGAAGCGATTTGTTACTACCACTCGGGTCTGTTTGATCCCGGTAATAACAGAGCAATCAGTTATCTTCACAAGGCAATCAAACCACTCAACCAACTTCGAATGATTGAGGATGCGGTGGTAATCTATCGAATCTCCCGTGCCCCCGAACGAAGAATCTTCTATGTGGATGTCGGTTCGCTACCAAAGAACAAGGCAGAAGCATATGTTCGTGATCTTATGAACCGCTATCGCAACAAACTTGTCTATGATGCAACCACAGGTGAGATTCGCGATGATAAGAAGTTCATGTCTGCACTCGAAGATTATTGGTTGCCTCGTCGAGAAGGTGGTAAAGGTACAGAAATTCAAACACTCGATGGTGGTCAGAACCTCGGTGAAATGGCAGACGTTGAATACTTCTTGAAGAAACTATACAAAGCACTTAATGTTCCATCATCTAGACTTGAAGCAGAAAATGGTTTCAACATGGGTCGATCGTCAGAAATCACCCGAGACGAACTCAAGTTTCAAAAGTATGTCGATCGTCTTCGAAACAAGTTCAACGATCTATTCAAGAATCTTCTTCGCACACAATGTATTCTTACTGGGATCATGAGAGAGGAAGACTGGTATAAGATTGTCCAAGACATAAGATTCGAATATGTGACGGATAATTACTTCACTGAACTGAAAGATTATGAGATACTCAAAGAAAGACTAGATACTCTTAGTCAAGTAGAAAACCATATCGGTGAATACTATTCTCGCGATTGGGTTCGTAAGAATATTCTAAGACAAACAGACCGAGAGATAAGAAAACAAGACAAGCAAATTGACCTTGAGAAAGAACAAGGACTCATCAAACCAAAGGATTTCTGATGCGAGACATTCTAGAGTTTATAGAAACAGATAACATCAAATCACTCAAACTTGTTGTTGAGGCGGAGTTGTCTCGTATCGCTCTGGATAAAATTCAATCTCTCAAAGAAGAGGAACAAAGTGCCGAAGATGTAATCGGTACAATTGATGATCCAACACTCAGTCCTGATTTTGAGAAGGAGTTTTTCCTCAAGAGATTTGATGTCAAAGGTAACACCGTCATACTCAAGAAACTGGGATTGGGTTCTTCTGCTCCAGTGATTTCATACATCAACGATGAACGATGGGAGATTTTCACAACACCAAACCAAGCAGAGCGTGAAACAACAAACTACATCAATGATGGTTCTTATGACAAGAAAGTGAAAGAAGTAGAAGAAAAGAAAAAGCAAATCGAAGCACAGAAGAAAGCAGAAGAAGAAGCAAAGCAACAAAAAGAGGAACCTCCAGCAGAAGAATCAAAGGAAGAATCAAAGGAAGAACCAAAGGAAGAGGTGAAGGAGTCTAGATATAACTCACTCACTTCGATTGACGAAATTCGTCAGGTATCCGAGTCAACTAGACCAACACTTTTCCGTTTCAGAAGCGGCGAAGATCGTGTCATGACCTGTCAAGAGGCGTCCGATATCGTTGAAATATACGATCTGCTAAATAAAGAGAACAAAAGTAAGTTCATTTCCCGCTTAGAGAGCAGCGAAGAAGGTTATCAGAAAATGATGACTTTCTTCAAAGATAGAATGGTTAAAGGAATAATCTAATGGATAGTCAAAAAATTATCGACGCAATCGAAAACGGTAAACTCGCTGATGCTAGCGAAATGATCAATGATGTCCTTCTTTCGAGAATTGGATCCGCTCTCGAAGAAAGAAAAACAGATATCGGCGAAACTCTTGTTCGTGGCGTTGATGTCCAAGAAGAGGAAGATTCAGAGTACGATCGTTTCTTCCGTGCCGCTCTCAAGAAGTTCGGAGTCTCGTCACCAGCAGACTTCGATAGCGAAGAAGAAAAGAAGAAGTTCTTCAACTATATTGACAAGAACTACAAGTCAAAGCACGAATCAGTTGAACTCGATGAAGCGTCGGTAAAAATCACACCAAAAGAAGAAAAAGAACTCAAAGATGCTATTCAGATGTATAGAACCATGAAAGATATCAAGAGAAGAAATGTCGCTGATGATATGGCCGATCTTCTTCATGATCTCAAGTCGGGTGACATGGAAAGTGCAAAAGTTTCTTTCAAAGTTCTAGACAAAAATGCACAAGAAATGGTTCCTGATAGTGTTTATGAGAAACTGTTTGCCTGATAAACAATAGGAATTCAAAAATGCTCCTTATCACAGAAAACAACGATAGCGTCAACCTCATAACTGAAGATAAAGATGGAACTAAAAATTATTTCATCGAAGGTATCTTTATGGAGGCAGACAAGAAAAACCGTAATGGTCGAGTCTACCCCAAGAAAATTCTCGAAAGAGAAGTAGAACGCTATAATGAAGAATTTGTGAAACCCATGCGCGCACTGGGTGAGTTGGGACATCCAGATGGCCCAACAATCAACCTAGAGAGAGTTTCACATGTCATCACAGAACTCAGAAGTGAAGGTTCGAACATTATAGGTAAAGCAAAAATTCTCAACACCGAACCCGGTAGAATCGTCAAGGAGTTCATCGACAACGGTATTAAAATCGGTGTCTCATCCAGAGGCATGGGTTCTCTGAAAAATGTTGAAGGTGTAAATGAAGTCCAAGAAGACTTCATTCTATCTGCTGTTGATATTGTCGCTGATCCATCTGCCCCTAACGCATTC